TGATCGATAAACCGTTCACGCAGAACCTGGATGAGTGCATGCGGTATTATAGCAAAACTTATGATTACGGGACGCGAACGGGGACATCCGGCTCACCAGGAGGAAATTGGAATTGGCTGAAAGGCCAAGGCAATTATTATTTGAGTTGGTATCCATTTCCTAAACCAATGGCTAAGATTCCGACAGTGACAATTTATAATCTTAATACGGGCGCAGCCAACTCCATTAATACCTATAGCGGTGATCAAACAGTTTCAAGTCTCGGCGGTGTCGGCACTAAAGGTTTTGGACAAGTAAATGTATCGACTACAGCAGCACCTGAGGCATATGGGCATCATGCTGCCGATACCGGCTGGTAAAAATTTATGAGTGATTATACAACTTCCCACGTAATACGGTACTCTACACCGCATTTATCTCAACAGACCGAGGTCGCTGTTGTCACGGCCGCGGTCTCGATCCAGAATGAGGATCCCGCTACGCCTGATCATGCTAACCGTTTACGTTGGGCCAATTGGGCGATTCACAATTCCAGCGTGGCCTGGCAACCGTTCGCCTGGCCGGTCGCTAATAATCCGAGCATAGTAGAGAAAATCACGGCTGATCCCAGCGGGCAAACGGTGCCGGATAGCGACGTGCAGTTCGTGGTCAACAGTTACGTTGAGATCGTCATTATCGAATGGGTGAAGAATAATCCGGCACCCGTTTAAGCTTTGGGCAAAGCTCCTTTTAACAAGGAGTTGACCAGTTCGGACTGTGACATCCGGCGTTGCCGGGCAACCGCTTTAACCTGTGTCCGCACATCTTCCGCCAACCGGAAGCCGCATAATTGCCAGCCGGTTTTACGGGGCCGGCCCGCGCCGCGGCGGGCGCCACCGTGGTTATTGGGTTTCACTTGTGCAATATCCAGGCGTTGATGATCTGGGCGGCAATGCCGATGATGGCGACCCAGATCAAAGTGCGTTGGTTATTGAGCTTGCCCTCCAGGCCATTGATCCTGGCGTCCAAGGCGTTGATCCTGGCATCTAAGGTGTTCATCGCTTGGGCGAGTTTATTTTCAAGTCTGCCGAGGGCTATCTCGAGATAGTCCCTGGTGAGGATCTTGTCCGCGTCTTCGAGGTCGCTCAATTTCATGATGCTGCTCTAGTCGTCAACCGTAAGAAACCTTTAGCGTTTTTCAAGAAATCTTTTCGTGGCTAAAGAGCGCACCGGCAGTTCCGGACGCAACCCGCGCCAGGTGCGCATCAGCCGGCCGTAATGGGCGTCACAGAGTCCGCGCGCCTTGGCCGGGCGCACACAGTCTTTAACGCTGCAACGGCGCCATTTGCTCATACTCGTTCCTTGATCCGCCTCCCGGTATGGTCGCGCGCGACCTGGGGCCGGCGCGGCAGGTCTCGCACGATTTTGCGGATCCGGTCGATCAGATAGCTCGTATAGATCAGCATCCCGGCAATGATGAGGGTGATGGCACCCAGGGCAATTAAGAGGCTGCGGCTCAGGAGCTCGGTCATGCCGTCCTCCAGACCCAGGCGGCAAAAATGATGCCGCTGAAAATCGTGAGCGCTATGGTCCAGTCCATTCGATTGATTCCTCCGGTTCGGCCCAGTGCAGCCGGAAATGTTCCCAGAGCCAGCCGCGCGTCTGGCGGATCGCCTGGTTGGCGCTAGACCAGATCCGGACCTCGGTCCCGCCCCGCAAGAGCCGGTCAAAGCGGTGCTGCTGTTCGGGCGAGAGTTTGTTGCCGTATACCTTGAAATCGCCTAACAGCGCACGGCCGCCGTGGACGATGGTAAAATCTGGCCAGCCCAGTGTGCCGCTGGTGCGCCGGTCCATCCGGTCGTGCCGGAACTCGATCTCGTGCTGTGAGAGCCAGTTGATAAACACCTTATGTTCTTCCCGCTCGGCTCTGGTTGCGGCTTTGCGCAAGGCTTCATCGGCAGTCAATTGGCCGGCGGCGTACCGTTTGCGGTCGGGCGGGCTCATGGCGCGCAGGATGTTTTCGGGCAGGATCATAAAGGACAGGACACCGTTAGAACGTTTTTTCTGCGTTGTGCCGATGTTGAAAAGTCCGTCGCATCCACGTACTTGTAGACCTTCCGAGGGATTGTTTATGGTTCTTGTAGTTGAATTGTTCCGGCTGGAGCAACAGACCGGAGACCTTTCGATGAGCCGTATAGCTTATCTTTTTCCCTTCAAAAGGATTGCCTTTTAAAACGCCTCGAATTCTTCGTTGGATTTCGATCGAAGATTGCTCAATGCTCTTTATGAGCGAGTTGGAAATAGGAATCTTCGGACGCTTTAAACGAAGACGAATTTTCTCCAAGGAAAGATCTTCCGACATAGGAATGATAACATGTATTTTACTATGGCAGTCCCGGCAAATTCCTATCAAATCGTTTGTAGTCACATCATCGATATTTCGATACCGAAGATGATGAACATTCTGTGATTTGTTTCTTTCGCAGACCCTGCAAATTGGGTCCCGAGAGTACACCCGTGCCCGGAGTTCTTGCCAAGCGGAAGAGCGCAAATAATCGGCGTATTCTTCCTTGGAAAACCTAACTGAAAAAGAAGTATTCATGCTTTAATATAAAGAACATGCACCGTACTCCCCTTGGGGAGTTGCCGGTTCTGTTCCTTGACCTTATCTGAGGAGTGGTGACACCGGTTGTTGTCGTTCGTTTGTCTTCGGGCGCAAACTCCGGGAAAAGCCGTTTAAATGATCTCGCTTAAAAAGGTCTGGCGTTCTTCAGGGCTGGCTTTTTTCCAGTCTTTGCGTAATTGCTCAAGCGGGGTCGGCACTTTAACTATGCCAGCGGCAATGGCGGCTTGGCGTACGCTCTTGAATTCGCCGCGTTCATAGGCTCCTAGGATATTAGGATGCTCACGAGCCAGACGGCGCAGGAGATATTCAGAAGCGGTTCCACCTCCTTTATTATCGTTCTCTCCTCTTAAAACCGTGATATTATCACGGTTTCGATTCATTCCCTGTTTCCGCCATTGAACCTGATCACGGGCCAACTCAGCACGCACCTTTTCTACCTTTAGTTTTCCTGTGTCGCCGAAGTCTTTGATTAATCCCTCGAGAGTTTCCCAGGAATGTCCAGTTATCGCTTTGAAATAATCGGTCTGTGTTCCGAACGGTTTATCTTTTGGCCAGATTTTCCATGGTCGTGGCTCGACGGAATTTATTTTCTCCACCGTCTCCTTGAGATAAAAACCTGTCTCGGTGTTGACTGTCGACGCTTGGAGTTGCAAACGATTAGACATCCGTTCCGCCCATTCGATACTACCACTTGGCCAGTCTTCCGGCGGACCGAGCATCGGTTCAAACTGGTACAACTTTGGAGTGGTCATTAGCGAAAGATTAGTTTTTCGGCTTCTGGCAATGCGTCGATCAGCCGCTTTAGCAACTCAGCATCATCAAGATCAGTGACGCTTCCACTCCAGATTCCACAAAGCTCTTTGGCTTTAGTCTGAAGTTCTCGGACCTTTTCGCGCCAATGATCTGGACTGATGCCATAGTTCACATGTTTGGAAACTAGGCGTTTCGCCGCATTCCCGAATTCTCCGATAATGTCTTCCAACGGTTTATCGACGTCTTTAAATCCTTGGGCTTCTTCTTGCTGTCGCTTCGCTTCGTAGTCGGTTCTGTTTTGCTCCGTTACAATAAATCCGCCTCTCTGATAGTTCTCTAGAATCTCCGCGTCCGTAAGGTTGCCGACGTTGTAAACGTGTTTGATAATTTCCAGCGTGATTTCGTGATCGCCGCTTTGCTGTTTGCCGTATTGGTCGGCATACCTCGAGACACCTGAATCCTTTACGTAGCATAAACGGCTTGCTTCCTCTGGTGGGGGTATAGGTTCTTCTTGTGTTAAATCCACCTTTGTTTCCGCTTCGCCTCCTTGGTCGCGAACCATTCGATTGTAAGCATTTCGCTGCCCGATGTGATCTACCATGATGAGATCTGCTGGATTTCTTTCTTCCTCCCAGATCGTTAAGGCACGAGACAAAGCTTGCTGAGGAAGTGCCCCGTCACACATAGGGCTGTTGTAGATTTCAATCTTACACTCTGGTACATCAAGACCAACAAGAGCCATCATTTTCACAATCAGAATGTCTATTTTTCCCGCTTGGAAATCCTTTATTTTTTGTAGTGCTTGGGCGTCGGGAAAACCCTCATCATCTGTGGTTGTAGCGATTGCGATTCTGAATAGATCAGGGTTCCTGCCGAAACTGATGAGGGCCTGCCGAATTGCCTGCTTAAAATGGTTGGCCTGACTGTTTCTCTCGAAATCTCCGTAATCGAATCCAGTAACGACTAGCATGCGTGTGCCATGACGTCTGCGTAAAAGTCGCTTAACGCCGACTGCAGACGCTTTGGCAATAAGATCGTTTGATTCCAAGATTGCTCTCAGGCGACCTCTCAGCTCTTCCTTGGTTAATTGGCTTAACATCCCAAGCTCTTCGTCTGTTTCGGAGTCGATGACCTTAGTATCGATCCAAATCGCGTTGACCTTAGATAACGCGCCTTCATCCCAAGCTGTCTTCCAGTCTACATGTACTTGACCACGAATTTGAACGATCTGTCTAGATTGTCCTTCGTACGTCTGCTTTGAGTATTGCAGTTCCCCATTGACGAGCTTTTTCCTGATGAGCGTATAAGTTACCTTTTTCCAATCATCAGTTATCTGTTCGAATTCTGGCATGCCTAGAACTGGCGTCCCTGTGAGCGGAACTATATAGCAACCCAGTTCCTGTGCCTTCAGAGCGAGATTACTCCACGCTTGGTTCTTTCTCACCAAGTGGCATTCGTCAATAAACACAGGAACTGGAACGCCATAGGTTTCTTTGATTTCTTCGAGCCCGTCAAAGAACTGACTATCATTTGCGTTGGCAAGGCCGATCGTCATAGAAATCAAGTTGTAAAGACCTCGGCTTCGCTTCCACCATCGAGACGTTCTCATCTTAATACACCGGTGCAGGAAGAACGGCGTATTGACTGGAATTGCGTATCGTTCATACATCAGTCTGACTTTTTCTTCGTCCTTGATCTGATCAGCAAGATATATCCATGGGACTATCACTACAGAAGTTACCGCTCCGCATTTGATTAGCTCTAATGCACTGCCACGAATAATATCGGCTTTTCCGTACCGAGGTGGAACCATTACGGATGTTCCCGGCTCACTGGGAAACCTTTCAACTATTGTTTCAATGCCGTGAAAAATCTTTGGTCTTTTATTTTCGGCTAGCAAGTTGAGATAATGCAGGCTCATTTAGCTCCTTTCTTCCGATTGCAACGTCGATGAGTAGCTTGTAGCTCTGGATAGATTGTTCTGCCGCCTTTTGAGAACGCGGTCTTATGATCGATTTCGAAATCTTCGCCCAGAGGTTGACCGCAAATTGCGCACATACCGTTCTGTGCTCGCCAGATATTGTAGCGTTTACGCGTTGAGCGGAGCGTCCGCTTCATAGCTCACGGCAGCTCCAGGCTGACCAGTTTGGGTTCCCCTTTCACTCTTCTGAGAGTGGCGGCATTTTGCTTCGTTTCCATTAACCCGTGCAGGATCTCCGCTAACTTCTCTTTGAGCGGCCCGCCTTTGAGTTTTAACTTTTTACCCAGCGCCTTCTCGATGTCGCCCAGCCGGTAGGACGCCGCGCCCCACAACTCGCTGGCCTCGAGGTACTCGTTGAGCCGCAGGTGGGCCGATTCCCAGGAGGTGACCTCGCGCCGGGTTGCGCCCGGCACCATGGCGTAGCCGGGCAACGAATAAGCCGGATCAGCCGTCAGTTTGCCGGCGTAATGCTCCTCAATGCCGTCGCAGAGTTTGCGTATTAAGCTCACTTCATCGAGCAGCTGCGCCGCCCGGGGACCGTCCTCGGGCAGCGCGCTTACCTGCAGCTTGGTCACCGGCGCAGAGATGTTTCTCACCGCCTGACAAATTGAGATCGCCGGGCACCACTGGCACGCTTCCGGACCGGGCGTCAGTGGCGCATCGATGGCGTTAATCTTCTCCAGGGTGGCTCGGATATCGCCGTAGGCCTGTCCCAGTGCCGGCAGATCGTAGCGCGCCTCGGTGACACCGAATGGTCCGGAGATAATCTGCACCACGACCTCGCGCAGTGTCTCGGGCATATGCAAGGCCACCAGCACCGCCAACACTTTGAGTTGGGCGTTCTGTTCGGCCGGATCCGGTTCCTTCCACCCAGTCTTGAAATCCTGACAGAGAGCAACAGTGGGCGTATAGACGACTCGATCAAACCGGCCGCTTAAAACGTGTTGCCCTTTTAAAGTGAGCCAAAGCCGTTTCTCAGCCAGTTGCTGCGTCGGTTCATCACCGAAGATCCGAACCTTCTGCTCAGTGGCACGTTCCTGGAGGAACTCCGCGGTCTGCTGCTCGGACTCGTTCAGCTTGATTTCGTTGCCTTCCTCGTCCGGAATCCCGGCCAACCAGGCGTGAATCAACTCGCCGCGGTGTGCGGCGTGAGAGTTTTCCTTGTAGGCTTCCTGGCCGAGCTTAATCGCCTCCTGCTCGAGTTGGAATGAGCCCGCACATTTCACGTATCTGTGCCAATTTGATGCGCTGGGCAACCCGGCGCGTTCGTCATATTTAGCAACCATGTTTATAGAAAGCAGGCGAATGCGGCGATGCCGAACGCCATGATGATAAGGAGGATTAAAAAGATTTCGTCTAACCGGCGCATGGACTAGAAGGGGATATCGTCGGGCTCAAACTCCGTTCCGCCGGCGGCAGCCTTTACTTCCTGCTGCGCCTGCTCGTGTTGTTGCACGCTGGCCTGCGTTTTGGTAGCCGGCCCGATTTCCTTGGGCCGATGGAAGAAGGCGACTTTGTTGACTTCCTTGCCTGCCAAGGTTCCCTGCTCGGCGATCTCTACTTTCAAGCGGACCTTCCCCTTGGCGCCGACTAACTTGGCCCACTGCGGTTCCTGGCCGATCGCGGGCGCCCGGTTAATACAGAGTAAGAACTCTGCGATCGAATCACGCTCTTCGCCGTTCTTGTCGGTGCCGCACCAGGGATTGGCAAAGACCGGGATCCCCTGGGGCAGAATGTTAATTTTAAGCGGCAGCACCAGGTTGCCGCTCTTAGCCTGGTAAGGCTCATCGCAACTGGCAACGCTGAAAGCGTAATCGCCCGGCGGCAACGGGCCGAAGACGCGCTGTTCGGGGGCACCGTGATACCTATAATCGCTCATATTATTGGTCGTAGAATTTCTGCACGCCGGTTTCTAAAGCTTCCCATTCGAATGGGATCGGGGACTCGAGGTTGAACCGGTTCTTGGCCTCAATCCCGGTGGCCGGCTGGGTCCAGAGCAAACGGTCACCGGAGACAATCCCGCGGCCTTTGCGCGCCTTGGGCGTTTCCTTGGCTACCGTCACATCGAGATTGGCGAACAGGATCAGGTCCACCATCTGGCGGATGATGTCGGCCGACTTATCATGGACCTTGATCTTGTACTGATCATAAGCGGCCGAGAGCGTCGGATCGGTAATGGTCTTCAAATGGCTATGGGCGAGCAAAAGAACGTTGAAGCGTTCATTCATCTCGCTAAGCTTGTTGAGCAAGCCGGTCCAGATCTCACGAGCCCGCACGTAGCCTTTGCCGTAGCCGGAACCGTAATCCTCGATCGAACTGACTTTGCCCTCGGCGCAGACTCGGGCCCAGATCAGGAGCTCAACGGCGTCGAGGGTATCGACCACGATAGTCTCAAACTCGTGCGGTTCAGTGTCGAGGACCAGCACCATGTCCCAGAGTTCTTTGAACGTTTTGGGCGTAGGAAATTTGCTGGTGGTGATCTGGTCCAGGCCGCGCTCAGCCGGGATAAAGACCGGTTTGGGCGCAGCCGCCGCAAACGTACTTTTACCGATGCCCGGCGGCCCGTAAACGACCGCAAAGACGGGCCGGCGCCGTTTGCGGGTGGTGATATTGGCTAACAAACTTGGTTTAGCCTTTTTGCCGTTCTCGGCCGCCACTTGGGCGGCGCGCTGGGCAAACGGGTTTTCCTCGAGGGCGGTGTTAGTATCAGGTTCCATATTTAATCCTCCAGGGCTAGTTTGGGCTGCGGCCCGTTGCCCGTTGCGAACTGCTCAAAGCGCCAGCTGTTTTGCTGGATCTCGCACAGGTCGATGGCACCCTTAAGGGCGCACAGATAGCCTTGCACAAAGGGATTGTCCGGATTGCTCGCGTTAGCATCGGCGCGCAGGGTTTCGAGGTGCCGGCGCAAGAGATTGATCTGATTAAAGCTGCAGGTTGTCATATTGTTTAATATTATCGGACAATATTGAGATAACTTTAGCGAGTTTCAACTTTTTTCTTGCCGGTATCCTGCAGAATCAGCCAACTCAGGTAGCTTGACACGGTCCGGTGATCGGCCTGGGCCAACCGTCGGATCACCGGCATGAGTTCGGCCGGCACCGTGATACAGAAGCTTTTGGTCCGCGGTTTTTTCATTTACTTTGTTCAATATGACGGAATAATATTTCCGGTGATGGCGGCTAAACCAAAACCCGGTCTCAAAAAGTACGTCAGCCTGTCGTTCACGGCACCGCTCGAGCTGGAAGAACCGATGAACGAGGCGGCCGCAGCCCGCGGCATGAACCGCAGCCAGTATATCTGCTGGCTGGTGCAACAGGACATGTACGCCCAGAGCCGCAATCCCGCGGTGCCCTTGAACGCTTCGCCCAAGGTGCCGCCCCGGATCCGGCGCAAAGGCTCGTGACTCATTCGATCCTCCAGACCAGGTAACGCACCAGTTCGCCGGTATCGCCCCGCTGGGCGCTGACGGAGATTCTGATGCCGACTTCCCCTGCCATCCGATAAAGGTTCGTCCGGTCAATCTCGTTCGGTGAGAGTTCAAAACTCTCACCGATTTCCATCCGGGCAAAGGCGTTGCGGACCTGTTCGCGCAGCGCGTTGTGGCGTCTAGGGATGGGTACACCTTTGAGCAGTTTGATTTCAGGCATATAAAGTATCGCTCTTGGTTATATTTTGTCTGACAACTGGCCGGGATATTCGCCCGCCAGGATCCTGTCTTCGACCTCGCGTACGTCGCTAAGCGCATAGATGTCGGTCCGTTTGCCTGCGCCTTGCTTGGCCGCTCGTGGCCGGAGCCAGCCCGCCAGGAGGGCGTCTTTAAAGATCTGCGGGCCTAAGACCTTTTCGACTTCGCTGCGTGAAAGGAGCCGTCCGGGGGGAAGTTGTTTAATCTTGTTCACTGGAAATAATCGTGGAACTGCGCTGCGACAGGCGTCAGGGCCAGGACGAGAGCGGCAATGGCCAGGATGGGCGTTTTGTTGTTCCGTAAGCGTTTCAGCATCATCTTAGTGGTCTTGCGGACCACTCCGCCTACGCTTTTACCGCTGGCGATTGCTTCCTCGTTAACCGCGCGTAATTGCTCAGGCTCGAGTTCAACCAGCAGAACGACGGCCGTCTTCTTCTCATTTTTTCTGGCTTTAGGCATAAACAAACGTTTGCAATTTGTGAAACAATAGCGACAATTGAGACAACTGAGATAAATACGGTAGATTTCGTCTGACATGCCACAGAAGAGAAGAAGAAGACCTTCGCAGGCTAATCCCAATCCGCCGGAGCGCGATGTCAATCTGCCCCAAGTGGCGGTGCGCTTTTCGCCGGAGGTGATCCAGGAACTCGACCAGTACGCCGCTGATTCCCAGGGCCGGGTTAACCGTTCGGACCTGATCCGGGAAGGCGTTTACTTGCTCTTGCCTATCTTGAGGCAACGACGAAACGTAGCCGAAGGCGAAAAAACGTAAGCGATCCTGCATCTGATACTCCTGAAAATTACGCGCTTACTGGAACGATAAAACATTGCAACACGTATTGTAAATAGAAAAGTGCCTGCCCCGTACGAAAGGACGGGGTGTTCAGGATTTCCAGTGCGCCAGCATCCAGGTTATGGCCACCCATTGCGCAGCCAGAAGCACCAGACCCAAGGTCAGAAAACGCCAGTAGAGAGCGATCTCGCGTCTCAGAACCAAATTCTCCATCCGCGTCATCGCGGCATCGAGATCGCGTTTGGTGGCCGGTTTATCCAGATCGGTATCATTCATGCGCTAGCGCTCCGCATAGGGACAACGTTATCCGGGCGGGCTGAGAGGTTAATGTCCGGCAGATAAGTGGCCAGCCGGCCGTAGTGCGCCTGGACCACGGCGACATCGTCCCCCAGCCATTCGGCCACCATGTAAACACTTTTGCCGTCGCTGACCCGCTGGCTCGCGAACGAGCGGCGCAGGTCGTGGAAGGTGTAGCCCGCGAAGCCATGCTGCCGGATGTAACGCACAAAGCGTTTCTTGAAATCGAACCGGTAACGGGCTTTACCCTGCTCGACATCAGGCGCGATCATGTAGGTGCCGCGGTCTTTCAAGCGGTATTGCTTTTCTAAAAAATCTATGAACTGGTCGGTCAACGGGATCGAGCGCAGATCCCGGCCTTTGGGCGTCCAGTTGGTAAGCGGGTCTTGCTGGATATGCATGACCTTCGCGCGCAGATCGAACCACTGGGGCCGGCTCATGATGACCTCTTCTTTGCGCAGGCCGGCATGGAACCCGGCATAGAGGCAGTACCGGAGCTCGAGGTCGAAACACTCTGTGATCAAGCGGTCCATGTCGTCGCGGTTAATCCAGGCGGTACGCCGCGGCTGACGCTTCGAGGGGAACTCGCGCACGATGACCTCATCAGACGGATTGCGCTGCAGTCCGGTAATGTCGTTAAAGACCCGTTTGATGATCTGGAAATAGGCACCGGCGGTCTCCGCTTTGACGACCTTCTCTTTGCTGATCAACCACTGCTGCAACCGGTGCGGGGTGACATCGCTTGAGAGCCGGACGCCGATTTCGCGTTCGAACAGATCCATCACGAAAGCGACCTGGTCGATGTAACGGCGGCTGCGACCTTTCAGGCGGAGTTTTTCCAGGACCCGCGCCGTCGCGTCGTGGATGGTCAAGCCCTTGGACTGCGCTGGATCGCCACGCAGAAACTCTTCCTGCAAGAGCCGAGCTTTCTCGATCGCCCGCGCTTCGTCGCTTTCACCGGTGGAAAGCTGGTGACGCTGACCATTGGCACAGAACTGGTACCAGTATTTTGTGCCGCGAAGATAAAGGCCTTTCATAGACTGTAGTAAAACTGTAGTAAAATCACTGTAGTAAATACGGCTGAAAATACGCCTTTTTAAGCGTTTGTCGCGATTTTGTAGTAATTTATTTTGTGTCGTTTTCCCTATGGCGAGAAGGGATTTCTACCAGTTCGGCCTCTATATTTGGGAGCAGGCGCACCGGCAAGCTAAGTGCCTGAAAAAACGAGAGTTACAAATGACTGTAGCAGAAGCACTGTAGTAAACGGGCGGTAACTCAGCTTGGTAGAGTGCGTGCTTTGGGAGCACGATGTCGCAGGTTCGAATCCTGTCCGCCCGAGGCTATCTTTGACGCAGTTGCCTGTTTTCCTCTTCTAATGCTGCCACTTGCTGGCGCAACCGACCAATCAGCTCATCGCCAGCTTGAGTGCCAGCCTCCATCTCAGGAAGTTCTGAGGCCCAGGGCCCCTCTTTAGTCGCTGCGATGAACTCGTACATAGCGCGCACGACATCCGCACGCTTGGCATTAGAAACATAGTTCATGCGACCTTCGCCAAAAGGAAAGCACAGGATAACAAAACCCCAGCCGAACGGCAGATCGCGATCAATGAGTCGGCCGAATTTTTGCATGCGCGCCCTAACCTGATCATTTTCGCTCATGTGTTCTTCTTGGTCCGCCGCTTCTGCGTTTCCAACCTGGGCGGCCAGTTGATCACCGCACCCGAGGCGAGCTGCTCGTGCAGGTCACGGGCGCACAACCGGAGGAAAAGCGCGACCGTGATCTCGGTGCCGACGCGGTCTTTAAGCAACTGCTCCAGGATAGGAATATCGGCGTCCAGATTCTGCTTATCCTGCGGTGTCATGGTGACCGTGATTTTCACGCTTAATTTTTCTTTTTCCGGCATCGCCTTGCGGTCAATCCTCCACCTAGCCGCCGACCGCACAAAAGCAAAATAGTGTCCAGCAAATCGCCTGATGCTAGCTAGACAATATCACGATTTTCTGTTTGTCTCATTGTAATGTTTTGTCGTACAGTGCCGACTGAGTTGAAGTCGTTGTTTTTTCTACAGGATTCTCCCATGTCTCCCGGCTTGCCAGGGTTGACCAGACGCGAAAACGAGGTCGCCAGACTCTTGGTCCAGGGTTGGATCAACAAACAAATTGGCGACAACCTGGACATCAGCGAACGCACCGTTAAGGGCCACCGCAGCGCGATTTATCACAAGCTCAAAATTAAGTCAGTGGCCGAACTTGGCCGTTTCATTGACGTTACCTACGCGATTCGGTGGCGTTCGGACAAGACCGGCGCCTGTGTCTGGGTCAGCGAACAATTACTTGAGTTCCGGGGTATTACCGATCCGCACGGCGACGGCTGGCTCAAAGGCCTGCATCCTGATGAGCGCGAAGCGGCCCGGATTGCGTGGAACAGAGCTGTGAAAACCCGGACCGATTTCGTGCAGTTGCGCCGGGACATCCAGGCTGACGGTTCCTACCACTGGGTATTTGATCTGGGCATCCCGGTCTTTGACGCCGCGGGCGGGTACCTGGGCCATCACGGGGTGGTGATCCCCATAGGTGATGAACTGGCACGCTGGATGAAATCATGAAACTTGACTCTCACGACGATCTGTTTGGCCAGTTGCTCTCGGTCCTAAGTGAGGAAGAACTGATCCGGCTCGAGTACCGGGCGCGCAAAAACCACTTCTGGTCCCTGGCCGAAGAACTCGGCAAAGAGTTGGCCGGACGTCAGAACCGGGACGAACTGCCCTAGCTTTTTTTTGCGCGTTGCGAAATATTATTGACTCGTATTCAATAGCAGCCGTAAAACTCAGAGCGTGAAGCGCGACCCTAAAGCCCCTTAGTGCGGGCTTTTCTTCCCTGGTGCTGCGAGCTCTCATTCCAATACGCGTCGCCTTCATGCTTGCGGCATCAGGGAAGGAGAGCCCCGCTATGATCGATCCCCAGACCCAGGAATATCTTAGCCAGCGTACGCTCGAGATCGCCGAGGACGTTTTACGCCAGCGAATCATTGAGGACACGCCTGCCCTGGCCGCCGAAGCGCACCACTTAGCCCAGGTCTTGCGCGAAAGCGTGGACCTTGAGCGCACCAAACGCAGGCTCGAGACCGGCTCGGGCTCAATTGAGCTTTATCCATACAAACGCAAAAAAGATTCTTCCCAGCCTGATCTGGTCGGCAAAGGTCAGGTCGGCGGCCGCAATTACAAGGCGGCTGCCTGGTTAAAAGACGATAACGCGCTGCGCATTGCTTTGATCCAGGAGAAAACCAATGGCTGAGAACTGGGCTGAATTCCGCCAAGCTTTCAGCAAAGGCCAAGCCGAAGGACAAGGACACGCCTGGCCGCAGCCGGTTCGTTATGCCGAGTTCAAGACTCAGCTCATCGAGAAGCCGCGTCCGATCGTCGAGAACCTCCTCGATGTCAGTTCGCGCATGATTTTCGGCGGTGGCTCTAAAACCTACAAAACCTGGGTCATGACCGAGATGGCCCTTTCAGTGGTGGTCGGCGCCGACTGGTGGGGCTTTTCCACTTATGCGATGCCGGCGTTGTACGTCAATTTTGAGTTGAAAGACTACTACATGCAACGCCGGATGCGCGCGATCCAGAGCGCTAAAAAACTCAGTGACGGGCCCTTATACGTCTGGAACCTGCGCGGATACGAGATCACCTTGAGCGCGTTTGTCTCCGAGTTGCTCGAACTGGTTAAAAGCCTCGGCGTGATGCTGGTGTTTATCGACCCCTTCTACAAACTGCTCGCCGGCCGCGACGAACGGGTCAGTGCCGAGATCAACCAGATTCTGGCCGCCTTTGACGACGTTAACCGTTTGACCGGCGCCACCGTGGTCTTCAGCGCTCATTTCACCAAAGGCAACCAGGCCGGTAAGGATTCCATGGACCGGATCAGCGGCGGCGGCTCAATCAACCGTGACCCGGACGATCTGGTCACCATGACCAAGCACGAGGAGGAACACGCTTTTACCGTTGAGTTTACCGTCCGCGACTTTGCCCCGATTGAACCTTTCGTGGTCAGGTGGGAACACCCTTTACTGGTCAGAACCGATCTGGATCCAACCAAACTCCGCAAACCAGCTGGACGTCCCAGCTTTGATGCCCAAGACCTTTACCGGTTGATTCAGATAAACGATGACGAACTGTCCAGCGGCGAGTTGGCCCAAGCGGCGGCTGAAGAGTTTGGCTGGTCCCGTCGCACAGTGTTTAACAAACTCAAAGCGCTGGGCAAAAGAGTCTTTCTTTCCAAGGTCTCAAAACATTGGAACACCGCCTCAGTGCAAGAATGAAAAAATATCTGCACTTTTATTCGTGCATTTTTGCTTAACGTGCAAAGTGCAGGCAGTGCAAAATACTCACACTTTAGTGAGTATTTGCACTGCACTTGTGCACGTCACTTTTTGCGCGGTGCATTAATTCGCTTGGTGGTTCACCGCTTCCGCTTGAGACAGTATCGCCAGATAGGCAGCTTTGGCGTTGTCGGCATATCCCGTCAGGCCAACCTTGCGGTATTGGCGCTCAGCGTCTCCTAATGCCATCATCACGGTGTGGAGCTGGTCGCCTGAGAGGGTTAGGGTGTAATCCTGATTTAGTTTCATACCATTTATTTACGACCCAATCTTGAAACGCTTTAACGCTTTTCAAAAGATTCTTCACTTTTTTTTCCTGCTTGCCTTTCCCACCAAATTACTTGACAAATACGGTTCAATCGTATCTAAGAGGATTGTTCCACGTGAAACGCAAAATCCTCCAGCTCTGCCCGTACGAAGATAAAATCTTCGCCCTCGCCGATGACGGTTCCTGGTGGCGCTTGCTCGGCGATCCCCTCTCCGCTTCCTGGTCCCGTATGCCTGATCTCCCGCAGCCTTCCGGACACCAGGAACCTGAACTCGAGTTTAAACCCAAAGTCCGGATCCCGGTTACAAAGTGAAAAATGGCTAGACCACTCAAGCATATCGATCCCAAAAAAGTTGCTCGCCTGGCCGGTATCGGTTGCCCCCCAAATGAGATTGCCGCAGTGCTCGATTGCGAGGAAAAACTTATCATCCGCCGTTTTAGTGACGTGGTACAAAGAGCTGCCGACGCTGGCAAAAAACGCGTCCGTTCCCGCCTTTTTCAAATGGCTGTTAACGGCAACTTAGGAGCCTGTATTTTTCTGTGTAAAGCTTGGATGGGCATGCGTGAAACTGATCCGGTTAGTATCAACGTTTCAGCTAATGCGGTGGCGACCTTCGGTCTAAGCGACCAGCAGCAAAAACAGATCAGTCGCCTGGCTGAACAGATTCAACATCGCGTCTTTGTCCGTGAAAAGCCCCAACCTGAAGCCATAGCCAATGGCAATGGTAACGGAGATCACACACCGCCCGCTCTCAATTGAGATCCCCTTCGCTTATCCCACCGGTGTCTTACCTCCCTGGGCCTTCGCCATCAGTGTCCTCGGCGTTAAAGACCTTTACGCCTGGCAAGCCGAATGCATGGAAGCGGTCGGGCAGAAGCTTCCCACTTGTCTCTTAGCCGCTAACGGTTCGGGCAAAACTAGGCACATCATCGCTCCGTTACTTTTGTGGTTTCTTTTTTCTTTCCCGCGCGGCGTCGCCAAAATGACTTCCGGCTCCTGGCAGCAGATCCAGGAACAGCTTTTGCCGGCGCTGGACGCCCACAGGGCGCGTTTTGAGCCGCTTGGCTGGTCCTGGTTGCAGGGCTTCATCGAAACGCGCCAGGGGGGCTTTATAAGCGTTTTCTCGACCGACAAAGCCGGCCGCGCCGAAGGGTTCCACGGCACCGAGGACGCGCCGCTCATGTACATCATCGACGAGGCTAAAAGTGTCGATGACGGGATCTTTGCCGCCAGTGACCGTTGTACGGTTCAATACCGTTTAATCGCATCCAGTCCCGCTGGGTCCGGCGGCCGCCTCTACGATTGTTTTAACCGGCTCAAGAGTTTTTATTACGGGATTCGCGTGACATCACATGAATGTCCCCACATCTCGGAAACTACGCGGACCCGTGACCGCGAGATGTGGGGCGAGGCGGATCCGTGGTACCGGAGCCGGCATTTGGCCGAGTTTGCCGATGACGAGACCTTGCCGCGGATCGTCAGCCCGGCCTGGGTCCGGGCTTGCTGGGCTGAACCACCGGCTGAGCGGTCAGGCAACCGTAAAGCGTTCTGTGATTTCGCAGCTGGGGGCAACGAGAACGTGATTGCTTTAGCGGAGGGCAATCGCGTCCAAATCGCCGCTGCCTGGACTGAGTCTGACACGGTTCAGGCAGCGCGCCAGTTTGTCCGCGAGTTCCAACGGTTGCAGCTGAACCAGGGCCAGGTCTACGGCGATGACGGCGGCCTGGGGCACGTGATGATCGACCAGATTGCCGAACTGGGTTTTCATGTTAAACGGGTCCGGAACGAGGAAGAGGCGTCCGACCCGGAACATTTCGCTAACCTGGGCTCGGAAATGTGGTTTCAGGCAGCGCGCCGGATCGAGAAGCGCGAAATCATCTTGCCGGAGGACAAAGTGTTTTTCGATCAGGCCACCAGTCGCCGGCGCGATTACGACAGCAAAGGCCGGTTAATAGCTGAGCCGAAGAAAAAGATGGCGGCCCGCGGACTTGAGTCGCCGGACCGAGCGGATGCGATCTTCGGAGCGCTCTACAACCCGGTGACCGGGGCGATTACGGCTGAAATGCTGCGCGGGATGGCGCTGGCACCCAGTCCGTTCGGGGTACGGGAAGAGTTTAGTTTTGCGGAGACCGAACCCAATGAGTTTTAGACACCTTGACCTTTTCAGCGGGATCGGCGGCTTCACCTTGGCTGCGCAACTCGCGGGATTTGAAACCGCCGGTTTTGCTGAGGTTGAGCCCTATTGCTGCCAACTCTTAGCTGAACGCTTTCCCGGGATACACAACTATGGCGACATCAGAACAGCCGATTTTAGTAGGCTTCGAGGCCGCATCACTGTGCTCTCAGCCGGAGTGCCCTGCCAGCCTGCGAGTCTGGCCGGGAAGCGGCGAGGCAGCAAAGATGACCGTTGGCTCTGGCCGGCAGTGCTCGATGTT